GGGTCGAGGAGCGGCTCGCCGCCCTCTCGGAGCAGTCCGACAACATCGCGAAGGAAGCGGCCGCCGAGCGAGCCCTCGACGAGAAGCTCGCCAGCCTCCGCACGGTCACCGAGTCGGCCAGCTCGCCGAAGCCGGCCGAAGTGGCCCAGTCCGAAGACTTCTCGCGGCCCGACATCCGGGCCGGCGTTCGAGCGTTCCGCTCGGCGAAGGTCGCGGCCGATGTCGGCGAGTTCCTGGTCCGTCTCGCCAGCGGCGAGAAGCGAGCCATGGGCGAGACCGTCAGCGGCTACGGCGACTCCTACGTCGTGACCGAGCTCTACGACGCGATCGTCAGCCGGCTCCAGTATCAGTCAGTCGCGATGCAGCTCGCGAGCGTGTTCCGCCCGAAGGGCCAGACGATCAACCTCCCGAAGTCGGGCGAGTTCACGGTCTCGTTCGCGGCAGAGAACGCCGCGTTTACCGACCAAGACCTGTCGACCAGCGGTCCGTCGCTCACCCTCTACGAGGCCGGCGGCTCGGTCGCCGTCAGCAACTCGCTCCTGAACGACTCGCCGATCGACGTGGCTGGTCTGCTCGTCGACCGGATGTCCTACGGGTTCGCTGTCTGGTACGACCAGAAGTGGCTGACCGGCAACTCGTCGAGCCCGACGATCACCGGCCTCCCGGCCGCGGTCGCCGCTATCGCAAGCAATCCCAACACCGTGACCGTGGCCCTCGCCTCCTCGACGACCGCCGCAAACCTCGCGGACGTGGTCGGCAAGGTCGATGAGACGATCATGGGAACCGGGGCCTGGGTGTGCTCGAAAGCCGGCTACGTCGACCTGATGAAGCTGTGGGCAGCCCAGCAGACGACGATGACGGTCGGCGGCGGTCGAGTGGTGCCGACGGTGTACGGTGCTCCGGTCTACCTCGCCAAGGGTATGCCGGCGACCACGCTCGCCCTTTACGGCGATTTTTCAAAGTCGACCGCGGTCGGCCTCGCTGCCGAAGGGATCCAGATCACGGTCGCGAAGGAGCTGCTCGTCCGCAGCCGTCAGACCCTGTTCGTCGGATCCAGCCGCCTCGGCGTGCTGAACCACGGCCCCGAGTTCGTTGGTCGGCTGGCGAAGGCGACCTCCTGATCCGTGTCGATGTGATTCACGGGGGCCGGGGCTGGCAGGGATGCCGGCCCCGGCTCTCTGACTATAGGGACCTCCGGAGGCGAGCATGGCGAAGCCCGACACGATCCGCGTCCTCCAGTGGCCTCTCGTCGAGCCTGTCTCGCTCACCGAGGCGAAGGCCCAGGTCTCGATCTCTCAGGACCAGACCGAACACGATCGGTTCCTCCTCGACAAAGTCGCCGCGGCCCGGAGGCTGGTCGAGAGCCGGCTGTCCGTGACGCTCGTCGCGACCCAGTACCGGGCGACCTGGCGGACGGGCGGGAAGGTCCTCCACCTGCCGGCTCCGCCCGTGCTGATCTCAGGCACCTATCCGATCACGATCACGGTCGACGGTGCTGCCCTGTCGGCGTCCGACTATGAGGTCGACCAGGACGCGTTCCCGGCTACCGTCACGCTCGACAATGAGACGACCAAGAAGATCGTCGTCACCTACTGGGCCGGCGTCGCTCCGGGCGGCGTGATCGAGCCCATGGTCCGATCGGCGATCCTGGCCTACGTCAACCACCAGTTTGAGAACCGCGGCGTCCTCAACACCGAAGGCGGCGGCGAGCTGCCGCAGGCGTTTGAGACGCTCCTCGCGGCGAGCTCGTGGAACGGAGGCTGGTGATGGCACGAGCTGCCGGCCGCTACCGCGAGGTCTTCGTCCTGGAGCGGCCCGTCCGCAGCCGCAACGCGGCCGGCGGAACCGTCGAGACCTGGGAGACGGTCGCGACGATCCTCGGGTCCTACGAGGCCACGTCCTACAACGAACAGGCCCGCCGCCGCCAGGTCGGCGGCGGGATCTCGGCCACGGTCTACACGAGATACCGGAGCGACGTAGCAGGTGACCAGCGTCTTCGCTGGCCGAGCCGCGGCGACCGGCTCCTTTACGTCTCGGCCGTCGTCGAGCAAGGTAACCGCGACGACCTCGAGCTGACCGTCGAGGAGCAGGCGGCATGATCGTCCTCGGGTGGAGCAACGTCGAAGGGCAGATCGGGGCGCTGATGGCTCGGTTTGAAGAGCTGCCTCGATACATCGCCAAAAAGCATTTGAAGGCCGCGATGAAAAAGGCCGGGAAGGACGCGATTCCGATCCTGAAGGCGAACACTCCGGTCGGTGGCGGCCGTCGCGTGAAGGCCGCGGTCGTCCGCGGTGAGCTGAAGATGAACTACAAGCGACGAGGCGGCTCGCTGCGGCGGGCCTCGACGTTCATGTCGAAGTACAAGGGCACGAACAAGGACGGGGCCGTCTTCGGGATCCTTGGCTACAAGTACGGCTGGGAATCGCGGAAGGCCATCTGGCTGGAGTTCGGCACGAGTCGCGGGATCGAGCCGCGGAAGATGGTCGAGAAGAGCCTCGCGGCGTCGAAGGGTATCGTCGCCAGCAAGCTACAGGCCGAGATGGCGGCAGCCCTCGAAAAGGCCGCGATCGAGCTGGCGTCTGGAATGAACCCCGGCATGTCGAAGCGCGGGCTCGCGGCCGGCGTTGCCCCCAAATAGGAACAGCCCATGCCCACCCCGCACGTCTGGCTGAAGGAAGCGATCGAAGACGCCACGTCGGCCACGGCCTGGCCGGTCGGCATGACCGGCACCCAGTCGCCTCCCTTCACGATCTACGCTCGCGAGGCGACGAGCCGCGAGCAGGTCCTGGCCGACACGTTCGACGACACCCCGTCCGCCGACCAGGTCAACCCGGTCGCCCGGTTCCTGGTGGCGGTCTACGCCGACGACTACGTCCAGGCCTGGACGCTCGCCGGCCAGATCACCGCGGCGATCCACAAGTTCGCCGGCACCGCCGACGGGACGACGGTCGAACACTGCCTGGTTCTCGACGAGCGAGACGGTCAGCCCGACTACCTCGAGGGCCGCGAAACCCCCACCTACACGGTCGAGCTGTCGGTCGAGATCCGCTGGGACGAGTGAGATTCGCCCCGCACGTCACCCCATAAAATCGACCACGTCCGACACAGGAGCACGCCATGCCGATTTCTACTGTCAACTCGAGCGGGCCGGGTATCGCGTCCGGAGCGAAGACGATCTCGATCAAAGACATTGAGACGGCCGGGGCGACCGCGAAGGAGGACGTGACGGTCCTCGGGGACGCGAGCCGCCAGTATGCGGCCTCTCCTCTGATCGAGGGCGGGACAAAAACGGCCACCAAGACTTGCTCCGTCTCTGGGAATCTGAAGTCGGACACCACGCTCGCGATCACGGCGGCCGCCACTACGACCGGCTGGATCTGCGAGTCGTACGAGAAATCCTACGAGGTCGGTAAGTATGCGACCTTTTCGGTCGAGTGGTCCTTCTATCCGTCAACGTAACAGGGAGCCGCAGACGTGCCAGACCCGACGTTCACCAGCTCGCAGGGGTTCGCTGCATTCGGCGTTTCCGGCGCGACGAAGGCAACCGTGAAGGTATCTCGGAAGTCTAATGTGACGCCGCAGCTCGACGCCTCGACGCTGTCGATCGCACATGGTGGAACCCGCGTCTACGAAAACGGACTGACCGACAACGGCCAAAACTCAGCCGCCGGCACGATCGTCACCGTCACGATCGAGGGGCTCGGTGGCACAAAACCCACGAAGAGCTCGACGATCACAGCCGAAGGCGTGACCTGTAAGTGTATGGACTCGACGAGCGACGACTCCGTCGGTGAGCTGAAGAAGTGGTCGGCGAACTATACCTCGGACTATGCGGCTTGACGTAAGGGAGGCCGGTCACGATGCCGACTCCTTCGTCGCAGGGCTCGTCCTGCTCGTTCGCCGGACAGAATCTGGGCCGGATCACTCGCTGGCGAGTCTCTCCTGGCTCCGCAGTGTTTGTCGAAAAGACGAACATCACAAGCGAAGTGGTCGGCTTCGGCGCGAACGCGAGGATCGTCAAAACCTACGACTGTGTCGCGATTGATCCGGGGACGGTCGAGGTCACACTTTACGGATGCCCTCCGTATGTGAATGCCGACATCGGGTTTCGCTCCAACGTGTCGGTGTTCGCGGACGGCGTATCGCTGACGAAGCCGGCCTACATCGAGTCGTTCGATGTGACCGGCAGCGTCGGCGAGTTTCTTGTGGGCCAGGCCGTATTCAAACTCACAGGTGAGGGACAATGAGCCTCCTCGATAACGTGTCCGAAACGCTCCTGGTGAATCCGCCAGGCTATAGCGAGCCGGTCTACTTCCGGTATCCGACCTTCGCCGAATGGCACGGCCTGGCGATGGCTCACCGGGACCTCGGCACCGCCGCTCCTCCTGCCGATCTGATCGCGAAGACGCTCACTACCTGCCTCTGCGACCCGAGCGGAAAGCCGCTCGGGGCCGAGGCGTCGAAGGTCCTGCTCGCGGGTCACCGTCGAGTGATGTGGCTTTATAAGAAGGCCTGGGCGACGGTCCTCCTGTCCGACGATCAGGTCGTGGGAGAGATCGAAAAAAACTAAGGAGCCAGACGGGACGCGTCGAGCGATTCGTCTACCGTCTGGCGGCTCACCTAGGGATCGGGAACGTCGAAGCATGGAAACGCGAACTA